TCGCTACATCTGCGCCCGGGGAAAATGATAACCGCGAAGGTGCCTATCAAAGCTACAAGGCCCTGGTCGATATCGTTAACACTTTAAAACAACGAGTCGCAGTACGCGATGATATTAATGAGAGAGCAAGCGAAAGCCGCTCAGAAGAGGAATAAGGATCATGTCAGACACTGATAACGTCCAAGCAGAACCCACTTCGGAATACCACGGTCTCGACTCTGTCGATGATGCAGTGGACGCAATTCTTGGAAATTGGGATGACCCTGATGAAGATCAGGTATCTGAACAGTCTCAAGAGGCAACAGATGATGCCACCGAGGAGACAGGTGACCAATCTGAAATAGAAGAAAGCGAAGGTGAAGAAGACGATCAAGAAAGTGAGGACCCTGAAGAAGAAAACGAAGAGTCAGAAGACAGCGAAGAAGACCAGGAAGAGCAGCTAGAGGAAGTTGATCTAGATGAAGATACTTTGGTCGAAATTACCGTTGATGGCGAAGCGAAGCAGGCATCCATAAAAGACTTGAAAAGACTCTATGGCCAAGAGCAATCTTTAACTCGAAAGTCTCAAGAGACAGCAGCCCAGAAAAAACAGGCCGAAGAGTCTCTGCAAAAATCAACAGCAACACTTCAGGCGATGATCACTCGCGCTCAAGAACGCTACAAGCCCTACGCTGATGTCGATATGCTCCTAGCGAGTAGACAGATGTCTGCCGATGACTTTGGTGCGCTCAGAGCAGAGAGTAAAGCAGCTCAGGATGAGCTTAAGTTTCTAACTGAAGAGTCAGATCAATTAGTAGGTCATGCTCGAGAACAACAGGCACAACAACAGCAAATTGCTGCTAAAGAATGTGTCAAGGTTCTCCAGGCTGAACTACCGGACTGGTCCAACTCTATGTACAACGATATCCGTCAATATGCGATATCGCGTGGACTTCCTGAAGCCGAAGTTAATCAGTTTACAGACCCGACTGTAATCATGCTTTTAAACAAAGCTAGGTTATACGACCAAAGTAAATCTGTGGCGACTAAAAAGAAATCTACAGCAGCTAAGAAAATCTTACGATCAAAGAAAGCCCCTCTCACTAAGTCTGATGTTAAGCAACAGAAGGCAAAGGCGACTCAGGAAAAACTGCGTAACAGTGCATCCCGAGGAAGTGACCTTGATGATATTGCAGCGGCAATTATGTCTGGCTGGGAATAATCATTCTAATTTATTACAGGTAATTTAACATGGCTACATTACAGACTTATACCGTTGTTGGTATGGCTGAAGACGTTTCTGCAACTATTGCAAATATCAGTCCAACTAGCACTCCGTTCCAAAGCAGCATCAAGTCAGAGAAAGTTCACGCTCGTACCTTCGAGTGGATGGAAGACTCAATTAGGGCAGCTGGCACCAATGCTTTAGTAGAAGGAGCTAACAGCTCAGACACTACAGTTGGCGAGCCTACCCTTCGCTCTAACGTCTCCCAGATCATCGGTGAGTCATTTAAGATTGCAGCAACAGTTGACGCAATTAAGACTCATGGCCGTGCGAAAGAAACTGCGTTAAATGCAAGCGTAGTATAAATCATGTGAATTCAGGGGAAGCCTAAGTCTTTTAAGATATGGTAATCCTGAGCCAAGCCCCTCCTGGGGAAGGTGCAACGACTATCCCTAACGGGAGTACACCCAAGTGGGTGGAAGCGCATGACTCTGTGTAACAAACAGTGATGATATAGTCTCGACTAATGTGAAAGCATTAGCTGCCTTGAAGTTAAAGGCGGCATAGGCCTAACGAACCTATGTGAAGATTGGCAAACGATGCACTTGCCAAAACCCTAAAAGCTATCAAGCTCGATGTAGAAAAAGCGATGGTAGGTGTGGACCAGGCAGCAGTCGCTGGCGGTGCTTCTACAGCTCGCAAGATGGCATCAGCTACCCAGATGATTTCTACTGCGCTCGATGCAGGTTCCAACGCTACTGATGCCCTTACCGAAGCCAAGCTGCTACAGCTGCACCAGACCTGCTACGAGAACGGTAGTGATCCATCGGTGCTTATGGTTAAGCCAGCAGACGCTTCAATTATCTCGGGTTTCACCACTGCTTCATCGCGTACCCGTGACTTTGGCCAGAGCAAGACCCTGACCTCCGCGATAGAAATTTTGGTCACGCCATTTGGCACGATTCGAGTTTTGATCAACAGAAATCAACTAAATACCCACGCTCTATTAGTTGATCCGAGCATGTGGAAGCAGTGTACCTTGCGTCCGTTCACTCGCACTCTGTTAGCGAAGAATGGCGATGCTGACCACCATTTTGTTGTAGGTGAAACGTCTTTGAAGCACTCATCATTTGCTAGTTGTGGAATGATTACTGGCCTGTCTTAAGGCTAGTTAAGTAGTTCTGGGGGTGCCGTTGTAGGAAGAAGGTTTTGCTCTCCTTACTTCTTTTTACTTCGGTATCCCCATTTTATTTTAAGGAGAACCCATGTCAGACCAGAAAACAGAAAGCCTAATTATTAACGATGTACATAACAAAGTTTTGCTTGATAACGATGAAAATAATTTCACGATCCAGCACACCCAGCACATCGACCAATCGTTCCTGGATAACCTTCGGGACACTAGAGAGAACTCTTTAAACCAACAAGAAGCCGAGTACATGTCAGTCGCCTCTATTCCTGTCGCAATCCATGAGCAATGGCTGCGCGAAGGTTTTGATCTGATGGAGGAGCCTGCACATGCAATTGTTGCACGGTTGAAACAACACAAGCTCGATGGATTTTTAACGACTAAAAAACAGGTATAAAAAGATGAACTTAGGCGCGATACGAATACACTTTAAAGCCCTGCTCAACCGGAGCGACATAACGGACGCGCTGGCCTTAACCTTCATTAACCAGTCGATCTCCAGAATACAAAGAACACTCAGAATTCCGAGCATGGAAAAGACTCATGAGTATACGATCTCAGCAGCAACTGGTGAGGTGCTACTCCCTAACGACTTCTTGGAAGGTATAGATATAAGTTATGCCAACCACACTCTTACCCGGTTACCGATGGGTGAAATGCTCGACCGTAAAAACACTGGTGAGACAGGTAACCCACATTTCTTTACCCGTGAGGGTGGTAAGTTTTTGATTACGCCAGCCCCTTCTTCGGGAAAGCTCCAGCTCAACTATTATTCGCAGTTTGGGGCGATGAGCTCCGACAGCGATGAGAATAACCTGGCAGCTATCGGTAGTGACCTTTTGATATATGGTGCCCTCACTTACGCTGCCGACTATTATTTGGACGAACGAGGTGGCCTTTTTGAGCAGAAGTACATGCAGTTCATGAATGAAATTCAGGACCAGGCTAATGAGGCTGAGGTCACTGGAAGTCTCCAGGCTATCCGCCCAACCTACACATACCACTAATCTGGAGCCATAATGTCTACTTCCTCCTTCTTCAGTACCACCGGGCCTAGTACGAGCCAAACAACAGCGATTGAGGGTTCGGTTACAGAGGCTGCTGCATCAGCTGCGGCTGCGGCTGTATCCCAAGCAGCTGCGAATACGTCAGCAAGTACAGCCTCTACGGCAGCTGCGTCTGTCTCCTCGGTAGCCGCTGATGCCGCCACAGCTGTCACAAAAGCGGCACAAGCAGCGGTAAGTGCAACAGCGTCAGAGACTTCACGCCAAGCATCTGGCGTAAGTGCAGCAGCCTCCGAAACTTCAAAAACAGGGAGTGCCGCAAGTGCCGCAACAGCGACAACAAAAGCCGCTGAGGCTTCGGCTTCAGAGACAAACTCAGCAGCGAGTGCAGCTACTTCATCGACAAAAGCAGCGGATGCTGAAACTGCAAGAGCAGCAAGTGTTGCTGCAAAAGACGCTTCTGTAGTCGCGAAAGATGCTTCGGTGGCTGCGAAAGATGCTTCGGTTGCTGCGAAAGTTTTAGCGGTTGCTGCGAAAGTTTCTGCGGAAACTGCTGAGACAAATGCCGCCAACAGTGCAACCACTGGGGCGAGTCAAGTAACTCTGGCTACCGCTCAAGTTACCCTGGCCACTGCTCAAAAAGTCATTGCGACAACGAAGGCTGCAGAATCCTCGGCAAGCGCGTCAAGTGCCTCGACTGCACAGGCGGCTGCGGTGGCTGCCAAAGATGCTGCACTGGCTGCGTTTGATTCTTTCGATGACAGGTACTTGGGACAAAAGTCCAGTGACCCATCTCTCGATAACGATGGTGATGCTCTGGCTGCTGGAATGCTCTACTTCAACACTACGTCAGATGTGATGAAGGTGTACGAGGGAAGTTCTTTTGTAGCAGCCTATGCTTCTCTTTCTGGAACGCTGGTGGCCA